GCCCCTTTAAATTTCTTTGAAAGTTACCATTTCCCCCAACCAATCAGCTAACCTTAACACCTATTTGTTGTTAAGAAATAACACTTGACAAAAAGTGACCCATATGTTATAATAGAATTGATACCCTAAAATACCTTATTTAATGTTAACAAATTGTTCACATTTAAGCTCTTGACAAACACAGGCTTAGGGTATATAATAAATATAGAAACAACATAAATCATCTTAACCGAAAGGGAACAGAATAAGCAGGAAATGCAGGGTAAGCGTTTGGGGCTACATCATGAGTAATTGGTAATTTGCCGTGATGAACGTGAAAGCGGTTCAAATGTCACATAGTGACATGTAGCGGACGGAATGATGTGTAAAGACTTGTAACCCGGCAAAATGTGTCGAAAGTACGAACAAGAGTTGAATAGGTGCAAAGTGAGCGAGTAGTTGAGAGACGTTGGAAAGTTCAGGGTTGACCGCAACCACACCAAGATTATGAACTTGTTAAGCGAACAGACACTAAGCGAGATGACACAGCAATCTGTTTCCTTTGGTCAAGAAGGTTTGGGTTATTCTAATATAAACAATAACAAAAAAAAAAAAACAGAAAGGGATAAGAAAATGGAAAAGAGATACAATCCGTGCGAAACATGTGCTTTTGGCGAATTAGAGGAAGATTTACACCCTTGCGATAGTTGTTGGGCGGCAGATAGTCATTATATTAACATTAACAGATGTAAATATCATCATACATCTAAATCATTTGGTTATGTTGGAGTAAATGAGCGAATAATAGAACCTTATTCTGGACGTTTTGGCAAAGGTTATATCATTAAAAAGCATAATCCACACAGCACAAGATTTTATCTTAAAGAATATTATATATTCGAATAAAAGGAGGAACCAACAATGACAAAGCAAAACAAGGAGAAAAAATTATGGTTAGAATTATCGCTAATAACGTAAAAAAGATTTTGCATAATAGCTTTAAAGGTGAAATAAATGTTCACATTATCAATATTGACACGTTGACTATAGATATATACAACAAAGGTTTTTACTATCATACGGTTATAGATAGCGTATACATGTTAATGTACAATAGTTACACTAGTATAGACATAGCTAATATAATAAGCAAGGAATATAGAGATAAAATAAACGAGTTATTCTTTAAATAAAGTTTACAATTTATTCATACTTTGTTCATATTTACTTGATATAATGAAATCATAAGGAGGTGAACATAAGATGCTAAAGACATTATTTGAGCAGATGATTGAACAATACGGAAATTGGAATTTTTACAAGATACCCCGTTCTGATTCGCCTTTTACCAAATACATGTTCACCCCTCAAGGCGACACATTCATGATGATAGTTGAACTTGACATGATGTATCATGAGAAAGAATTACCAGTATTACTCACATTGATAAACAGAGATATTTACAAAATTTTGTCCATCAAATTTTACTAACCAGTTGTCAACGCCTACACCCAACCAATAACAATTCACAGAAACCTCACTCACAGAGATGCGTATAAAATGTCAAGTAGGCGTTAACATAAAGAAGCCATTAACTAAATCAAACAAGAAAAGGAGAGAAACATCATGGCAAAAGAATCAATGGTAACAAGAACAATCATCAGCACCCAGGTAACTGTATTAGGCGTAGACGAGGTAGCTGGGGAAGCGACAAACGAAACCTACAACCTACCCGGAGATTACACCGATAAGGCAAAGGCCCTTAAGGCAGTAATCAAAGCCAACACTGTAGAAACCTACCACCCCTCTGTCGTAGTAGACATGAAAAAGGAAGAGCGTGTTTTAGGTATCCCTGTATCCAAGTTCATGGAACTTGCGGTAGAGGTAGAACGTCCGAAGTCCCAGCAGAAGAAAGAAGCATAACCAACAACCAAAGCAATTAAAGAAAAGGAGATTAAATTATGATTATCACATCTAAGAGTAGCGAGAGTTTCACAAAAGCAGAGCTTTACAGAATGACCAAAAGCCCATCCATCGTTTCAGTAAAGACCGTTGCCGACGGCACAACCATGACACCAATCGGCTGGTTAACCTTTGACGACGAGAACAACAAAGGTGAAGTCTCTCACATGATGTCCATCATAGGCATAGGAGAGGACGACCAGGAAACTGTCTGGTCTTGTCAGTCACAGACATTCAAGAACAGTTTCTTTGACCTGTGGGAACTGTTTAAGGGTGACACATTCAGGATTAAGAAGTTATCAGGCGAAACTAAAGCAGGACGTGAGTACGTCAACTGTGACCTCGCATAATAGGACGGAATAACCAGGGGAGGGAAACCTCCCCAATATTTTATCATTTTATTTAGTTAAGGAGGGAAAATAAATGATTGATACATCTTCACTCGTATTTGGTTTAATCTTAGGATTTATTGTATTTGCTCTGGTAAAGTATATTAATGATTAAGGAGGTTACTCATGGCAAGGAAACCTAAAACATCTGATGTGAGCAAGAAGCAGTTATCCGATGTACAACAGGCATATCGCAAGGAACGTCGTAGGATTCAGCGTCAGATACGCCGAATGGAGAACCGAGCTTATGACGTTCCATCGCTACTCCCTGATATACCTAAACGCATCACGCAAGCCAGTGTAAACCGCCTAAAGAAGATAAGCACAGAATATCTGTACAAACATTCACGCTACATTGACACCGACACCGGGGAAATCCTAACAGGCGAACAGGGAAGAAAACAGGAGCGAAAGGAAGTGGCGCAGAGAGCATCCGCGACACGAAGAGAGCGTAAGAAGGAAGTAGTTACACCCCCTTCACAGCCAATAACACCCCCAGCAGAGGTCGATTATGTAGATTTCACGACCCAGGTATTTATGGTATTCCAGATGGAAATGACACAGATATACGGACGCAACGAGAAACTGTTTAACTATATTTCAGCCTGGTTTAACAAGTCCAGGGCCAGATACGGTGATGAAGATTTTGCGGAAGCACTGGAACAGTCGAAAGCCGAGGGAATGTGGCCTGGATGGGAAGGAGTATCTGACACTGAAATACTGGTAGGTAAACTTACAGGTATTCTTGAGTTAATAGGTGGCACAGCGGGCGGTCGAGAGGAAATAATCGAGAGCCTGGAAGCAGGTGAGGAATGGGAAGAAGTCTGACCGAATTTATAGACCCACAACTATTGGAGGATTATAAGAATGTGCGAACACGCAATTATGAGTACTACGTTTGTGACTTTGAAACAACAGTCTTTAAAGGCCAAACCTATACAGAAGTATGGGCCGCCGCATTGGTCAAACTCTGGTCAGAAGATGTAGAAATTTATCAATCTATCAGCGAGTTTCTGGATGGAGTATTTGACTTAGGATGTAATGTAATAGGATACTTCCATAATCTTAAGTTTGATGGTAATTTTATCATAGATTACCTTCTGCGAAACAATTACAAGTGGAACAGAACATCCGAACGTAATATGAACAACAATGATTTTAAGTGTGCCATCAGTGATAGAGGCGCATGGTATACCATTACTATTAAGCATAAGAACAACATCATTGAGTTTAGGGATTCGTTAAAGCTTTTACCGTTTAGTGTAGAACGCATTGGAAAGTCATTCAAGACGGAACACAAGAAGCTTAACATGGAATACGAGGGATTCAGATTTGCAGGATGCGTGATAACTCCAGAGGAAAAGGAGTATATAGCTAATGACGTATTAGTAGTTAAAGAAGCACTTGAAATCATGTTTGAGAGGGGTCATCAAAAACTAACAATTGGTTCCTGCTGTCTGGAGGAGTTTAAGCAGACATACGACAAGCAGGATTATCAGAACTTTTTCCCTGATTTAACGGAGGTGGAAATAGATGAACAGACATATGGGGAACGAACAGCCGATGCATACATCCGCCATAGTTACCGTGGAGGATATTGCTACCTTGTTAAAGGAAAAGAGAATCGTATGTACAACCGAGGATGGACAGCAGATATCAATAGTTCTTACCCTTCAAACATGTCATCAGAATCAGGAAACTACTACCCTGTTGGCAAACCGCAGTTCTGGACAGGAGAAATTCCAGAGGTGGCTAAAGAAAACTATTATTTTGTCAGAATCAGATGTAGATTCCAGGTAAAACCAGGGATGTTACCAACGGTACAGATTAAAGGAAGTTTTCTGTACGTAGGTACAGACTACCTAACTACAAGCGATTATTATGATTATAGCACGGGAACATACAAACGTTATTACATGAAAAATGGGAAGTTGCATGATAGCTATGTAACCATGACCATGACAGGTGTTGACTATGAGTTGTTCCTTAAGCACTACAATGTATTTGACTTAAAAATACTGGACGGGTGCTGGTTCCGACAGGAGATTGGGTTATTTGATGAGTACATGTATAAGTATAAGCAGATTAAGGAGAACAGCAAGGATGCTGAAAGGGAGTTAGCAAAGCTTTACCTTAATAACCTGTATGGCAAGTTCTCATCTAATGACCTTTCAAGTTACAAGGTGCCATATATTAACGAAAAGAATGTTTTAGGTTTTGAAATAGTAGAAGAGCACGAGAAGAAGCCGGGATTCATAGCAGTCGGAAGTGCCATCACATCATACGCAAGGAGGTTCGTAATCAATGCCGCACAAGTTAATTATCAAGGGCCGGACAGGGACGGTTTCATATACTGCGATACAGATTCCATTCATTGTAGTGGCAATCCTAATGACGCCAAAGGAATTAAGATTCATCCTACAAATTTCTGCGCGTGGAAACTCGAGAGTTATTGGGACAAAGCGATTTTTGTTCGGCAGAAAACGTATATTGAGCATGTCACTCATAACGATGGGGAACCCGTAGAACCATATTACTCAATCAGGTGTGCCGGTATGGGTGAGAAAGCAAAACAGGAGTTTCTCGAAGAGCATGATATACACGAGTTTAAAGAAGGTCTTAAGCTTAATAATATGTTAAAACCTGTTAGGATGCCGGGTGGTATTGTGTTGGTCAATAAAGGATACCAGATGACACCAAAGAAAATAAATAAGTTTAAGGAGTGGTTATATGAATAAGAAAACAATAGTGTTTGATTTTGATGGAGTTATACATAGTTACACAAGTGGTTGGCAGGGTATATCAGTTATACAAGACCCGGTTGTACCAGATATACGGGAAGCAATAAATTACTTGCGTATGGATGGATATGAGGTAATTGTGGTATCTACCAGATGCGCAAGACCAGATGGTAAGCTTGCAGTTATACGATATCTGATAGATAACCATATTGTAGTTGATGATGTTGTAGCTTACAAACCACCAGCTATTTGCTATATAGATGATAGGGCAATTTGCTTTGACGGAGATGCGCTGGGGCTTATTAGTAAGATTAGAAAATTCAAACCGTGGTATCAAAGAGCTAAAACAGAAACCGAATACGGAAAAACAGTAAACAGTGAACGCATTAACTAATACAATAACAATATTTGCGCAAGTATTGTTAAAGGGAGGATAATTATTATCCTCCCTTCTATATCTTAACAGATGGTCTATAGAGTGGGTTTCCAGTACCCTATACCCCAGCGGCACGTTTTACCGTGTGGATTCCGCCAGCGGCAAACTATAGATAACACCTGTAGATACTAATATGATAGTAACTTTATGAGCATCTGTTTACAGTCCAGGTTCTTAAATCGGAAACATCCCTGGTTGAACAGCATACGGAAATGATTGATTAACAAAGCATTCTTTGCTATCATAACATAGTTGATGTTGTGGTCGTCAGTAGTCAATGAAAGCTTATTGGGAAAGCTACTGTCATAGTTATCAGTAACATACATGATGCCCAATCCGTCATACTCATAGATTGCGTAGTGCTTCTTAAGGTATTTGACCGTGTAGCAATACCTTCCACGCCCCTCAGGCTTATCGATGAACGAGAAATTATCATTAAGATATACATTCTGACTTGCATACATCACATAGTCACTGGACGCAAAAGCCCTGTTAAAACCAGAATCAAGCTGAGCATCACTAGCAGACTGGATGAATCCCTGTTCCAATACAAACCCATCACCCCTAAGGAAATTGGTTTCTTTCTTAAGCCTGTCACTGATTCCTAGACTAGCATAGTAAGGATTAAGCAGGCTTACCGTGTTACCGCACATGTACACAGGAACATAACGAATCTGTTTTCCGTTCCCTCGCGCGATGCTTGTGTGTACTGATAAGAGCTTACGTATCTCATCTGTGCAGTATTTGTTTGTCTCGCTTTGGAACTCGTCCATCAACATCCGTTCAACGTCGTTAAATAGGTGACTGTATTTCTTGATTGCATCAGCATTGTTAAGAGCAATCGCGTACCCACACGGCACATCATTTAAGAACATTTCGTGGAATATTCCCTTTGCCATAGGGCGGCTTGTCATTTCATCATCAGGGAAGAACAATCCGTGGATATCTTTAAAGAACTTTTCTGCGCAGTCGGAAAGTTCATAATTAAATCTATATATAAGGCAGAATTTCCCCTTGCCTTGTTTGAATTTCTTAACAAGGTATCGGCTGAACCATGTTGTCTTACCGCCTGTACGGTTAGTTGTAACCATAAACAATTCTGGTTCACGACCGTTAAGGTCTTTCATGGACAACAACTTTGTTCCATCATAGTAAGCCATACCTAACTCCTTTCAAACCATAGATTCTCTTATTATTATAGCATGTTTTCATTGACAAGTCAAGATAAATTTGATATAATAAAAGGTAGAAAGGGGGTGCCACATGAATGATATTGTAAGTATCATCAGTACGGTTGGTTTCCCAATTGCGCTTACCCTGATTTTGTTATGGTACATCTATGACAGCAACAATAAGCACAAGGAAGAAATCGACAAAATGTCAGAAGCATTGAATAACAACACCATTGCGCTGACAAAACTGTTAGACAGAATGGAGAGTGACAAGCATGTTTAAGGGGATTGATGTTTCCAGACACCAAGGTGAGATTGATTGGGAGAAAGTAATCGGTTCTGAGCATTCAGATTTCGCTATCATCCGTGCTGGGTTTGGAAACAATAACATTGACGCGCAAGCGGCAAGAAACGTGGAATGGTGCGAGAAGCTAGGCATACCATATGGGTTATACTGGTTCAGCTATGCGTTACACCCTGGCATGGCTAAACGTGAAGCAGAACATCTGATTAACTTTGTTGGCTCAAGAAGGCCATCATATCCACTGGTCTATGACTTTGAGTATGATAGCGTTACGCACTGCACCAAGAACGGCGTTAAGGTAACAAGGGATTTTGTACTTAAATGCACAGAAGCATTCTGTGAACGCCTGGAAGAAGCAGGATTCTACGCTATGTTCTACTCTAACAACGACTATTACCAGAGGTATTACCAGGGTTCCAGATGCGCAGAAAAGTATGACATGTGGTTCGCGCGTTACGCCGCTAATCCCGGCAGACCAGTAACCTTATGGCAAACATCAGAATCCGGTAAGATACCGGGCATAGCTGGACGGTGCGACCTTGACCAGACAGAAAGGGATTACCCTTCTATCATTATCCGTAACAACCTTAATAATTGGAAGGATGTTTTATATGGCTAATATCCAGGTTGCCTATAATTGGGCCATAGAAGTATGCAACAAACCGAATGTCGGATACTCTCAGCAGTACCGAAACCAGCGCACTGTTAACGGCATAACCTATTATGATTGTTCATCATTCATATGGTATGCGCTGATAGCAGGAGGTTGGAATTTAGAATCGAAATACGGAACATGGCCCTTTACCACATCCACCATGGGGAATATATTATTGCAGGAGGGATTTACCCGGCACGACCCATCAATCCCCTGGTTGATGGGGGACATATTATTGCGGTCGACCCACACAGAAATGGCTTTTGATGCGACCCACACAATGGGCGCGCATACAAGTTCAGTTCCGTTGGACCAACAGGTATCAATCAACGCTAACGATTCGCGGGGAAACTGGTTACACCTGTATCGATATGGACAGGGGGCAGTGAGCGAGTGGATTAAAGGCAACCGATATCTTGCTATAGGCGAGATGCAGAACAACGCCACCATCCAGTTTTCGTATTTCCTTTCAAAGGGATGGACGGCTAACGCCGTGGCAGGAATGCTGGGCAACCAGCAAGTGGAATCAACCCTTAACCCCGGTATATGGCAGGACCTTAAACCAGGGGTAGGTGGTTTTGGTTTAGTACAATGGACTCCTTCAACCAACTACACCGATTGGGCCGACCAGCATGGTTATGCCCACGATGATGGTAACGGTCAGATGGAATGGATAGACACAGAAACCGTGCCATTCGGTCAATGGATACCTACATCACAATACCCGGAGACATTCGCAGAGTTCAAGGTAAGCACACAGACACCGGAATATCTTGCAGACTGTTTCCTAAAGAATTTTGAGCGTCCGTCGGAAATCGACCAACCGATACGGCAGGAATACGCTAGGTATTGGTATGACTGGTATGAAGGGCACTACGTTCCGCCGCCTAATCCTAAACCGGAACCGGATTGGCGGCACCGTATGCCGTTGTACATGTATTTAAGAAAATTTTAAAGGAGGTAAACATGGCTGTTTTAGACAGGGACAAATTTTTTGAACGCATCAGGGAACGTCTTGGAGAAGATGATTCCGAAGAAGCCTTATCCTATCTCGAGGATATGACCGACACATGGGAGGACATGGAACGTAGGGCTAGCCGCGAGGGGGAGGAGAATTGGGAGGAGAAATACAACAACCTCGATGCTGAGTGGCGAAAGCGTTATAGGGATAGGTTCTTTAACACCCCGGAAGGTGCAAAGGAGGACCAGGAAGAGGATGTTAAGGACGACGGTAAAGTACGTAGCTTTGAAACATTATTTGAAGAAAGGGAGGGCGAGTAAATGCCTATTAAACCAGAGAAAGTCACAATGAACACCGTGACCGCAAATGCGGCACAGCAGTACAGGGCAGAAGCGACTAACGCAAACCTCGAGGGTGTAAGCAACATGAGGTTAGCAACAGCGCAGATTCTTAACACAATCAGGGACAATGCATCTACTAACTATAGGGATTACATCCCAGAAGCAGACCCCATCAGTCAGGCAAGCGTAAGACAGATTGGGGGCATAATCATGAATACCCGGCCTTACAGAATGAGTTCCTTAACGCACTCATGAACCGTATCGGTCGTGTGCTGATAACTTCCAAGATGTTTTACAACCCATGGTCTGGTCTTAAGAAAGGCCTGCTTGAGTTTGGCGAGACAGTGGAAGAGATTTTTGTGAACATAGCAAAGCCTTTCCAGTTCGACCCAGCAGTAGCTGAGACTGATGTATTTAAGCGTGAAATCCCGGACGTGCGTGCGGCTTTCCACATCCTTAACTATCAGAAGTTTTATAAAGCCACAATCAGCAATGACCAGCTTAGACAGGCGTTCCTGTCATGGCAGGGAATCACAGACCTGATTGCAAAGATTGTTGACAGCATGTATACAGGCGCAAACTACGATGAGTTCCTGACCATGAAATACATGTTGGCTCGCAACATATTACAGGGCCGCATGAACGTGACTGAGATTGCGCCCGTGACCGCAGAGAACGCAAAAACCATCGTTTCAACCATTAAGGGTGTAAGCAACGTGTGGGAGTTCCCATCCACAAACTACAACCTGTCAGGCGTTACTACCCAGACTGAGAAGCGTGACCAGATTCTGTTGATTAACGCAAAGTTTGATGCGCTGATGGACGTTGAAGTCCTTGCCGCCGCATTCAACATGGAGAAGGCAGAGTTCATGGGCAATCGTGTACTGGTTGACAGCTTCGGCTCGCTCGATACGGCAAGACTGGAAATCCTATTTAAGGATGACCCAAACTTTGTTCCGATTAGTCGGGCAGAGTTACAGGCCCTTGATGCAATTCCTGTAGTTATGGTTGATAGGGATTGGTTCATGATTTTTGACAACTTCTACAACTTCACCGAGAACTACAACGGACAGGGGCTGTACTGGAACTACTTCTATCACACCTGGAAAACGTTCAGCGTTTCACCGTTTGCCAACAACACCATTTACGTAGGAGGCGCACCAAGCGTGACAAGCGTAACCGTTTCTCCTGCAACCGCCGCAGTCGTTAAAGGACAGACCATTAAACTTGCCGCAACCGTGGTGACGACAAACTTTGCCCCTAAGTCAGTGTTATGGACATTGACAGGTGCTACTTCTGCCGATACACACATTGACATTTACGGTAACCTTTATGTGGGTGAGAATGAAACAGCCGATACCATAACGGTTACTGCAACATCAACCTTTGACAGCACAAAGGCTGGAAGCGCAACCATTACCGTCACGGAATAATATGATTAAGGCCCCTGGTTCTCCGGGGGCCAATGGAGGATTAAGAATGTATGTAGCACCTAATAGTAATGTCAGGATACTTAAAAACGTACCTCTTGACAATACTTACAGGAACACAATATATTTTACCACAGCTTCTGCACAGGCAGCTTACTTTAGCACACTCGCAAAGTTTAACAATCCTGCGCTATCATATGTTAATCTTAATGAGCCAATCATGATTGGGATAAATGCTGAACAGCTGTATGACTGTAACTACATGATGTTTCAGAATGCTTCCTTTGGAACTAAATGGTTTTACGCATTCATAACATCTGTTAAGTATATTAACAACGAAACCTCAGAAATAACGATGGAAATTGACGTTATGCAGACATGGTTCTTTGACTACACCGTTAATCCATCATTTGTAGTTAGGGAACACTCACTAACAGACGCTATAGGTGAGAACCTTGTTCCAGAGGATTTAGAGTTAGGTGAATACATCTTTGACACAGCATACAGGACCGACTACATGAATGATTATTCTGTAGTAGTAGCCGCAACCGTTGACAGCACAGGTCAGCCCGGAACCAGTACAGGCGGATATGGAAATATCTATTCTGGTTGTTGGCTTCACGTATTCGACACGTTTCCAGCAGTAGCGGCATTCTTGGATAAGCTGGTTGATGATAACAAGGCTGATGCGGTTGTATCTATTTTCATGATGCCGTCAAGTTTCACAACCAGCATGGGTTCCCCCGCTAAACATTACACCGTGGAACGTGATAAACAGCGTGGCACAATCGATGGATATGTGCCAAAGAATAATAAGTTATTTACCTACCCATATTGTTTCCTCTATGTAACCAATCTAATGGGGAACAGCGCAACCTACAAATATGAGTATTTTAACACAGCTAACTGCGTCTTTGACTTTGCCATGGATATGTCCCCTAACCCAACCGGGATGCTTACCCCCTTAGGTTATAAAAACGTTGGGGCTAACTACAACGAAGCGATGACAATCAGTGGTTTCCCACAGTGCTCATTCACAACTGACACGTACCGTGCGTGGCTTGCGCAGAACGGTTCCAGCATGACCATTGACATGTTAGGTAGTGCCATGGCGGCTTCGGTCGGTGCACTTGCAGGTGGCCCTATCGGTGCGATTGGTGCAGTAGGTGGATTTACCAATGTGGCTAAAACGCTAGCGCGTGTTAACGCTATATCTGCACAGCCGCCACAGTCACACGGTTCTCAGTCCAACACCGCACAGGTTGCCTTTTCAATTAAGGATTTCTGGTTCCTAAACTACCATGTTCGTGCAGAGTTTGCCAAAATCATAGATGATTACTTCAACACCTATGGTTACGCAACTCATCGAGTTAAGGTGCCGAACCGCAGTCAGCGACCACACTGGAACTATGTTAAGACACAAAACTCTAACCTTACAGGTAGCGTCCCGGCTGAGGACATGGCTAAACTTAGGGGAATATACGACAACGGAATTACGTTCTGGAAGAACGGCTCAGAAGTTGGTAACTATGGTCTTGATAACAGAGTGGGAGGAGGTGCATAATGTCAAGAGGACGGAATAACATAAACAGCCCTAAAGGGGATAGGGAGTTCTGGAACGCAAAGAAGTGCAATGACTGGACGTTCATACAGTACTACAACCGCTTGGTTGACCTGTGCATATCTCAGTTTGAATGGATTAACTTACCACCAACCTGTGATAGGAGGTTCTTGGAACTTACACTCATGGCAGATGGTATGGCTGTGTTCTTTAGGGATGAAATCATGGGTTACCTGACATTACAGTGCATGATATCGGGGCCCCTGGATGTGTACAGGATACCTATCTTGCGTAGGGGCTATGCCAGCAACGGCTATCAAATGCCACTGGATAATCTTAACAGCGTACTTATCTTTAATAACTCACTGCATACTAACAGTCAGTTGGACATTGAGATGTACGCTTGGAGATTATACGAGGTACAGAGAGCGATTGATACTAACATTAAATTGCAGAAAACCCCAAAGATTGTTAAGTGTTCGGAAAACCAGCGATTGACCATCATCAATCTGTTTAAACAGTACGATGGCAACTACCCATTCATATTTGCTGATAAGGCCATGGACTTGAAGGGGGTGGAATCCATAGACATAGCCGCACCTTATGTGGCTGACAAGTTGATGGTAATCAAACAGCAGATATGGTGTGAGGCTATGACATACCTTGGTATTGCTAACACTAACACGTCAAAACGAGAAAGACTTAACACGTCTGAGATACTTGTAGGGATTGGTGACGTTGAGGCACAAAGATATACCAGATTGATTGAAAGGGAGATGGCGGTTGAAAGGATTAATGATATGTTTGGTCTTGACTTAGAAGTAAGATACAAACAGGTTATACCAACATTACCTGATAACCTGGAAGAGGGTGAGGAAGGAAAAACTGAGGAAAAGGAGGTTGACGAATGAGCGTATACACGACACAGGTAAGGTTTATATGCGAAGCGGAAGCTGGACTTAAGAAAAGCGTTGGTTATAATGATGTAAATACAGTCATTCAGAATGCCATCCCTAAGATATTCAGTTTTGATTGGCCCATCTTCGATGAGACTTATAGGAACGTGCTTGAGACAAAAATACTTAAGCACTATTACACAAGGGAGATTGGGTTAGAGACTTATGGGCTTTGGAAACTTAAACTTGACACAAAGCTTAACGAGATTATGCCTTACTATAATCAGTTATACAAAAGCGCACTGTTGGAGTTCAACCCGTTTTACGATGTTGACCTGACCAGGAATCACACGGGTAAGAAAACAGGCACAGAGGCTTTGAAGGGCAACGTGGATATTAATGGACAGGTAATAGTTGACAACCATGGAAATGTTAACACAACAGACAATACCTCGGTAAACAATACAACTACATCTGAAAACTTGGATAAATATTCGGCAACCCCTCAGGGTATATTAGATAACTTAAAGAACGACAAGTATCTGACAAATGCAAGAATGATTACAGATGCAAATAACAGCAACGGGACAACAAACGGAAAAACAGATACCAGCACGGACAGCACATCGGACACGACTACAAACACAACAACTGTCACGAATAATAACACAACCATAAACAATACTGAAGATTATTTAGAAACAGTTAAGGGCAAACAAGGAACTCAAAGTTACTCTGGATTGCTGTTGGAGTTTAGGGAAACTTTCCTTAACATAGATATGATGGTGATAGAGGACTTGAGCGAATTGTTTATGAATATATGGACAGGAGGTTATCCATTTTGACTACTACGACAAACTTTAAAAGTATACCATTGCTCAGACAGTGGTGCATGTTAACGCTTCCAACAGTGTTTAATGACGCGTTAAGTTACGATGAACAGGTCTGCAAGCTGACTCAGGCAATCAATGAAATGGCTACCACGATTAACGGTTTACCTGACTACATCATTGAGTTAGTCAAGGAACTGTTAGACCAGATGAACCTGGAAGAAATTGTTAAACAGGTACTTGCTGATTACTTCTTCATCAACGTTAAAAATCCTCCTGCCCCGCTGGTTGCGGCAAAAGGCGATGGAGTTACAGATGATACGGTTGCTATTCAGGCAATGATTAATTATGTTAACGGAAAGAGTAATTATCTGTTTTTCCCAGCTGGAACGTACAGCGTTCAGGGGTTAACAATGGTTCCTGGGGTGTCATTAATCGGCATGGACCGATATAAGACAATAGTCATGTTAAGAGCCGCTAGTAATAAGGATTTACTTAGCGGTGACTTGGGAAACTGTACGATTGCTAATGTCACTCTTAATGCTAACATGCCCGGCCAGACAGCTAACTGCTCAATTTATTCTGGCAACGCTACGGATATGCTTATCAGTGATGTGATATTTAAAAACGGATATGACATGCTGTCTATTAATAACGATGGGATTGTCCAGATGGATAATGTTGTGTTCGACGGTACACAGGGGAATGGATTGGCTATTGGTGGCGTAAGGGCTTCTGTTAATAACATTAATTTTGTTAATAACTCTAAGCTTAATGCTGGGACGCTTATTTCAATCACTGGTAATAACAACAGCATAGTGCAGATTCTGAATACTGAATATGCAGAAAATGGGATTGTAATCGCTGGTGATAACAATGTTGTTGAAGGTTGGATGAGTGAGACGACAATGGCTCTATCTGATTCGGGGGTTGGTAATGCTATTAACTTGTATACGGGGCGGGGCAGGATTGTTAAAAATATTAACTGGAATGAAACTGATAGTGGTAATAAAATAGTTAATGTTGGTGGACAGAGTATTACTACGGTTAATGGTAAGTACCAGACTATAGCCAATGCTGGATATCAAGAAGATATCACAGGGAGTAAAGTTGAAAATATTAGCAATAATTATACACTGACTGTTGGAAGTAGCTGTATTGAAACTATAACCGGAACCAAAAAAATTACAGCTAAGAAGGTTAATCTTACTGGTGATGAAAAAACCACTGTTTCGGGACTGGATGTGCAGTTAAACCCCACAAATCCACTAACTTACAATACCCCCACTACTTTAGATAAAAACTTTAAATCAATAAAGTTTAAAGACCCATTAGGAACACCGTATGATGTCCTAGTTTATAACGGTGAGTTAAATCTTGAAGGAGATTTTGCAAATATTGTGGATTATGGGGCTATCGCAGAACAGGATTGCACGGAAGCAATTAGAGCCGCTTTTGCTAGTGAAAAAGGTATTGTATATATTCCACGCGGTAACTGGTTGCTTAATGGTACAGTCACAATTACAAATAAAAATGTGATATGTGACGGAAATATATCATATACTGGTAGCGACAAGTTTGCTTTTATTGTGACAGCAAATAATTTATGGTGGAAGGGCGGAGTAGTTGCTTGCCGTTCTACAAACGTGACAGCAGACGTTTATGGTTTCCTTCTTGCATTAAATTACAATCCTACTACAAAAACATGTGAATGGGGTATTAAATATACCATGACAGGTGTGTCCATGTGGGGTTGGGAATATGCAGTTGTGGGTATGCAGAACTTTAACTGTAGGTTTGAAATGTGTAGTTGGAATACAGGCGGTGCTTTTTACGGACTGAATTTCATGAACGGTACACATGATGATAATATCTATAACGGACACACAACATTTGCCAACTGCTATTTCGTGGAATCAAAAAGATATATAGGTGACACGAAAGAACGTGCGTTGGTGGTGTTGGCGAGTCCTAAAGAATACTACTTTGACAATGTGTCATTTGAAACTTGCCCATATGCTGTTAACATCTTTAGAAGTGACTCTGTCTTGCTTAACAATATTTTTAATCTTTGTCATTTCGAAGGTATAACAAAAAATGCTTTTGCATCGATTCCTATAAATGACCCTTATAACCGACCTTACGATAGAGCATATGCTGTTAATGTTAACTGGACAAATACCTTCTGCCGTCCAATGCCTGGAAAAATGAGTAGCTTAAACCAATATTGGAATAACACCATAGAGGATGTTCCTTGGATTGAAAATGGTGGAACCGTAACTCAGTATTATAAAGATTTAGTAAGTAATAACACTTCTACCTATCCGGTAATGGGAAAACGTGCTCAGTGGGGAGGTCATTCTTTCCCAATAGAAAGAGTGTTCCCTGATTTGTCCGCGATAGATACAAAGAGAACTAATTGTAAAACGATTACACTTAATGCATCTACTAAAACTTTACGGTATTCTACGTTTAACTTATTCGGTTTTGACGGTAGCACAAATGGCGGTTTACATTATGTTAAAATATATGCTTATGCATATAATACTGCAGATTCCCTGTATGGTGTGTACGAGGGTTGTGTATTTGCAACTGGTAAGGGGTTCATCACAACAATAAAAGAAGTAAAAACTAATGAGTCGATAACCGATTTCACTATTACAGGAAGCGGTGGTAATGACCAGCTTGATATTAATATGGCGTTGGGTAATACGTATACAAACGCAACCATATTTATTACAGGAAATATTATAGGTGTTCAGCCATAAGGAGGATTAATATGGATATGTATGATAACTATAGGCTCATTGAAGCAACTA